CCGAATTTTAGTAAAACTATTAAGAACGGTTTTAAAGAAAATAAAGAATTTTAACCCAGCAGAATTATTCTACTCTACTACACACACACACGATGAAGAACACTGAGATTATCGGATCCCATCCGACACTTGCGAAACCTATCCGTGGTAACGTTGACCCTAACGCCAACATTAACTATGGAAGAATTGTTGACCATGCTCTCTCCCGTTTCTTGACTCCCAATGAGTTTAATATTGTAACCAAAGGTTACAGACGATCACAATGGAGCGAATCCGCTCTAACTGTCGATTTAGACAAATTAGACTCCGATTATTTCGAAGTATTGAAAGATGAGCACTATTACAGAGCTATCGATCACACCAGAAAAATCTTTAGTCCAGAGACCAAACTGAAGCCCGTCCACTTCGCCGATCTCCGCCTCTATCCGTGGAAATTATCCACTAGTATTGGAGCACCATTTGCTACCAGTAAAAGTTGGAATGAATACGTCAATCAAAAATTCGATGTTGGTTTCACCAAACCATATTATCGAGATTTATTCAAAGAAGCCCACGGTGAATCTCTCTTACCAACAATGTTGGATAGAAGAATGACAAAGCGCAATCTCTACAACGAGATGTTTTACATCAACAGAAAGAACATACACATGTTAAAAGATGGCAAAAAGACCAATGAACACGGTCATGATTTAAGATATTGGAACACAGCCTTCGCCCGACAACACTTAGTCGAAGAAGACGACCCCGATAAAATCAGACTAGTTTTTGGAGCACCATCAACATTTCTAATGGCTGAATTAACATTCATATGGCCATTACAAGCTAGCTTACTCGCCCGCGGTGAACACTCACCGATGTTATGGGGATACGAAACCACTACAGGTGGTTGGTCCCGATTACACACTTGGGCTAATAAAGTGATGCCAAGGTATGAATTCATTGCTACCCTTGATTGGAGTGGCTTTGATCGCGATGCGCGACATACCGTCATTAAAGACATTCATTCACTGGTCATAAGACCAATGTTTGACTTTGACAACGGCTATCACCCTACAGTCTACTACCCCGACTCCACTGGAGCTGATCCAGAACGAATTCAAAATTTATGGAATTGGATGACTGACGCTACACTCACCACACCCTTAATGTTACCCAACGGTGACTTATTAAGGTTCCGACATTCCGGAATCTACTCTGGTTACTTTCAGACCCAGATTCTCGATTCCATGTACAATTGTGTTATGATCTTCACCATCCTATCTAGGATGGGTTTTGACCTTGATAAGGTACAAATTAAAGTTCAAGGCGATGACTCACTCATCATAATGAACTATAATTACACCCTCCTCAAGCCGTCATTTCTACAGTTTTTCTCATATTACGCCAAGCTTTACTTTGGCTCCACTCTCAATACCAAGAAGAGTGAGATTCTCCCAAATCTCGAAGGAGCTGAAATTTTGAAGTACCGCAATCATGGAACCATGCCGTTTCGTGATGAACTTCAACTTTTAGCAATGCTGCGACACCCCGAACGAACGGTATCGCTACCTGCCTTAATGGCACGATGCATTGGAATAGCTTACGCCAACTGTGGAAACCATTCACGTGTATACCAAATTTGCGAGGATATCTACAAGTTTCTTGAAAAAGGAAATTATAGCCCAGATCCTCATGGTTTACCCGGTGGATTACGCTATAGACAGGACTACGTTCCAGGATACGATACGATAGATTTAGATCACTTCCCCTCATATTTTGAAACCGTCCGCCTTTTGCTAGAGCCTGCCAGAGAAATTTTAACCCCTTCTCATTGGCCACAGGCACACTTTCTAGGTATTCCCGGAAAGTCTTAGGTTTAAGACGTTGATTTTGACGTCGCCTACTTTATTTATAAAGCGAAC